GTTCCGTGGCCAGCTTCGACGTCGGCACCAACTACGTCCCGAACGACATGTTGGCCCAGATCCACGAGGGCGAGCGCATCGTTCCCAAGGCCGACAACCGCGACCTGATGGCGGCGGTCGATGGCGGCCAGGCCGGCGGCCGACCCGCCAACGACGGCGGCGGCGACACGCACCACTGGCATATCAACGCCATCGACGCCCGCAGCTTCTCCAAGATGCTCGAGTCCAACCCCGACGCCCTGGCCCGCGCCGCCGAGCGCTCCGTCCGCACCATGCGCACCCGTGGCCTGGTGCGCGGGTGAGCATCGTTCCCTATCCCACGCGGACGGTGATCACGACGGCCGACCTCAGCCAGGACGCCGACGTGTTCCCGATCCTGCCCGGCGAGGACTTCCTGCTCGCCAAGTCGCCCCAGTTCTCGACTGGGATGCAGATGGCCGCCAGCGGACGCGAAATCCGCGTCGGCTACTGGTCGTCGCCGAAGTACAATTTCAGCGTCCGGCACAACGCCCTGCGCCGCTACGCCAACATGGACGAGGCGCAGCGTCTGCTGGCGTTCTTCAATTCCCGGGAAGGGCGCTTCGGCGTCTTTTACTACTGGGACGACGAGGATTATCAGGTCAACGGCGATCAGTTCGCCGTCGGCGACGGGCAATCGACCACCTTTCAGCTGGGCCGAATCCTCGCGAAGGGCACGCCCCAGGCCACGTTCGAGCCGATTCGGGCGGTATGGACCGAGCCGACGATTGAGATCGCCGGGACGCCCGCCAGCGGGTTCACGATCGGAACGACCGGAACGGTGACCTTCGCCAGCCCGCCGGCATACGGCGCCGCGCTCACCTGGACCGGCCAGTTTCTCTACCTGTGCCGCTTCGACCAGGACACGCTCGACATGGCGCAACTGCTGAGCCTGCTGTGGAGCCAGAAGGGCCTGAAGTTCGTGACGGTCCCGGCCTGAGGCGGTGACCGATTCCCTCTGGCGCTAGCGCGCGCGACCAGCGCGCGCTGCATGAGCGCGGCCCTCAAGCAGCGAGCGCGAGCGAGCGGTAGGGCGACAACAATCCAGGCGCGGCCCTCAAGCAGCGAGCTTGAGCGAGCGATAGGGCAACAAAATGAAGGCCGCCTCATCGCAGCTGATCAGCTTTCTCAGCTCGGCCAGCGCTTTCGTCTACGCCGACCTCTACACCGTGGTGCTCGCCGACGGCGCGGGGACCTACTTCTACGCCAGCGCCGATCAGCCTGTGAACATCAACGGCACGTCTTACGCCATGGCGGCGTGCATCGATGACGAGGGTGTGTCGTCGGAAGTGGGCGTCCAGGTCGATACCTTGGAGCTGACCATTTCGGCCGACGCACGCACCTTGGCGGCTGGCGTACCTCTCATGGACTTCATCAAGGGCGGCGGCTGGGACAATGCGGTCATCACGGCGCAGCGCGCCTACTGGGCCAATTGGGGCCTGCCCCTGCAGGGCGTGCTCACGCGCTTCAGCGGGCGGTTCTCCGAGGTCAAGGACGCCGGCGCGACCAAGCTGACGGCGGTCGTGTCAGCCTGGACCGAGCTGTTCAACACGTCGATGCCCTTCGACATCTACCAGGCCCAGTGCCTCAACACCCTGTTCGACGCCAAGTGCACGCTCAACCGGGACAACTTCAAGGCGACGGCGGCCATCATCGGAGCCTCCACCCAAAGGCAGTTGGCCACCTCGGTCGCCGCCGCCGCCGGCGTCTACGCGCTCGGCTCCGTGGTGTTCACCTCGGGCGCCAACGCCGGCCAGCGCCGCACCATCACGGCGCAGGACGCGAACGGCAATCTCACGCTGGTGGCCCCGCTGCCGAGCGCGCCGAACGAAGGCGACGACTTCAATATCTACCAGGGCTGCGACCTCTCGCAGGGGACCTGCGGATCCAAGTTCAACAACCTGGCCAATTTCCGCGGCCAACCCTTCATTCCAAGCCCGGAGACGGCGCTGTGAGTCAGGAGTCCACGCGCTCAAGCAACGAGCCCGCGGCGAGCGATAGCGCAGACATCACGCGCTCAAGCAGCGAGCCTGCGGCGAGCGATAGCGCAGAGGAGATCCAGCGCGAGCGCGTGCTGGCGGAAGCGCGCGAATGGCTGCGCACGCCCTACCACGCCCATGCCCGGCTCAAGGGTGTTGGCGTGGACTGCGCCCAATTCCCTGCCGCCGTGTACGAGGCGGCCGGGATCATCCCTCATATCGAGCCCGCCTATGCACGGCAGTGGCACCTGCACCGAAGCGAGGAGCTCTATCTCGCCTGGGTCGGCAAGTTCGCGCGCGAGATCCCGCTCGAGGACGCCAAGCCGGCCGACTTCACGGTCTGGCGCTGGGGCCGGACCTTCAGTCACGGCGGCATCCTGCTGGGCGGGGGCCAGGTGATCCATTCCTACATCGGCCTGGGCGTGATGATCGACGACATCGAGCGGCACGAGGAACTGAAGCGCCGGCCGCGCCGCGTGTTCTCCGTCTGGGGATCGCCCTAGCGCGATCATTTTTCGCTGCGCTACCGGCCTTCGGCCTGCTTGAGCGCGCGTTCCCAAAGCGCCAAAGCCCGCGCTCAAGCCGCGAGCCGCGCGAGCGGTAGCGCCAAAGCCCGCGCTCAAGCAGCGAGCCGCGCGAGCGGTAGCGCCAAAAAGGACTCCTCATGGCCGGAGGCAAGAAGACCGCCTCGACGGCGACGACCGTCTACAACGGCATCCAGGTCCAGTCGGCGATATCCGGGCGGGCCATTCCCCTGGGCTGGGGGACCTTCCGCTGTTCGGGCAACCTGCTGTGGTACGGCGCCTTCAAGGCCACGGGCGTCAGCAGCAATCAGGGCGGCGGCAAGGGCGGCGCGCCGAAGGCCACCAGCTACAACTACACCGCGTCCGTGGTCATCGGGATCTGCGCGGGCCCGATCGCCGGCGTGCGAACGGTCTATGCCGACCAAGCGGTCTATGTAGACAACGGCGACTACGTCAACGGCGTCTACCAATCCGAATCCGGCACGGCCCTGCAGCAGGCGGACCTGTCTCTGATCCCCGGGTCCCTTGGGCAGGACCCCTGGAACTATCTCGAACTCAATTTTCCCGACCAGGCGATCGGCTATAGCGGCATCGCCTGCGCGGTCGCGGCCAACCTGGCGCTCGACAGCAGCGCCTCGCTGCAGAACTATTCGTTCGAGGTCCAGTCGGGCTTCACCGAGGCAGGCTGGGACGACGCCAACCCGGCGGCCATCATCAACGATTTCCTGCCGCGTCTGCCGTTCTGGTCGTCGGGCCTGATCGGGGACCTCAGCAGCTATTCCGACTACTGCGCGGCCGTGGGGATTCGCCTCTCGCCGGTGCTGGACGACCAGCGCACGGCGCAGGACTTCCTCACCGAACTGATGCAGGCCACGAATTCCAACTGCGTGTGGTCGGGGGGGCAGTTCAAGGTCGTTCCCTACGGCGACACGGCCGTGGGGCCGTGGACGCCGAACCTCACGCCGGCGTTCGATCTCACCGACGACGACTTCATCCCGTCCTCGCTGGGCGACGATCCGGTGCAGGTCGACCGCACGCGCGGGACCGACGCCTACAACTACGTGCAGGTCGAGTACCTGCAGCGCTCTAACGCCTATAACACCCAGATCGCCATCGGGATCGATCCGGCCAACATCGATCAGTTCGGGCGGCTGCCGAACACCAGCCCCTACAGCCTGCATTCGATTTGCGACGACGCGGTCGCGCCCCTGGTCGCCCAGCTGCTGGTGCAGCGGTCGGCCAATGTGCGCGCGACCTACAAGTTTAATCTTGGTCCGGGGAAGGCGGACCTGCTCGAGCCCATGGTCGATCTGGTGACCCTGACCTCGCCGTCCAGCGACCTGGACCAGGTCCTCGTCCGGCTGACCCGGATGCAGGAGAAGACCGGCAAGGACGGGCCCACCTACGCGTGCGAAGCCGAGGAAATGCTGGTCGGCACCGCCCACGCCGCAGCGTCCACCCAGGGAAACTGGGCCGGCTACACGACCGACTTCAACATCGCGCCGGGCTCGGTCTCCGACGTCGCCCTGATCAATCCGACCCGGACCCTGACCAACGGCGACTATGAGCTGTGGCTGGCGGCGGCCGGGCCGGGCGACGACGCCTGGGGCGGCGCGCAGATCTGGCTCAGCTTCGACGGCGGCGAGACCTACGGCTACAGCGGCCAGGACATCGAGGCGCCGGGCCGCATCGGGGTCACGACCACGCTCCTGCCGGTCGCGGCCGACCCGGACACGGCGGACGTCCTGGGCGTCGATCTCACCTCGAGCGATGGCGTCTTGTTGTCGGGCTCGCAGGCCGACGCGGACAGCGGCGTGACCTTGTGCCTGGTCGACGACGAGCTGATCAGCTTCGCCAGCGCCGATCTGACCGGCGCCTTCACCTACGACGTGAGCTATCTGCGCCGGGGGCTCTACAGCTCGACGATCGCCGCTCACGCGCCGGGCGCGGCGTTCATCCGCCTGGATGCGTCGGTCGCCAAGGTCCCCTACCAGGCCCAGCAGGTCGGCCAAACCGTCCACATCAAGTTCCTGTCCTACAACGTCTACGGCCGGGCCCAGCAAGGCCTGGAAGACGCTGAGGACTACGTCGCGATCCTCAACCCCGGCGCCGCGCCGGTGGTCGATATCATCTCGGTCGATACCCAGGCCGTGGCGGGCCGGCCCTCGAGCCAGGTGATCGACGCGCTCGACCAGGCGATCGTCGACATCGAGTCGGTCAGCGACCAGGCCACGCAGCTGCAGTCGGACGTGAGCGCGACCGCTCAAGCCCTGCTGCAGCAGGTCAACACGCTGATCAACCTCAAGACCTATCTCGACGGCATCGCCTGGGTCGGTCAGACGCCCGCCAAGACGGCGATCGAGAACGAGACGACGTCGCGGATCGACGGCGACACGGCCATCGTCACGGTCCTCAATCTGATCGGGGCGGAGAACGACGGCGGGACGGCGTTCGTGCTGAACGCCAGCACGGTGCAGGTCTCGCCCGGTCAGTCGCTGGCCGACTACACCTCCGGCGTGACGGCCAGTATCGGGGCCAACAGCTCGGCCATCTCGAGCGAGGCGACCACCCGCGCCAGCGGCGACGTGACCCTGGCGACCAACATCACCACCCTGACCAGCACCGTCACGGGCGACGTCGGGGCGCTCACGGCCAGCATCGCCAGCGAGGCGACCACGCGGGCGACGGCGGACTCGGCGATGGCGAGCCTGGTCTCGCTGCTCGGGGCCCAGAATGGCGCGGACACCGCGTTCATCCTGAACCAGAGCACGGTTCAGATCGATCCGACCACCACCTTGGCGACCTACATCGCCGGCGTCTCGAGCAGCCTCGGGGCCAACAGCGCCGCGGTCACCTCGGAAGCCAGCACCCGGGCCACGGCCGATTCCTCGCTGGCCAGCAGCATCTCGACAGTCTCCAGCACCGTCGGCGGCCTGTCGGCGACGGTGTCGAGCTATTCGTCGGCGATCAGCGGCCTAGAGGCCCAATGGACGGTCTCGCTCAACGTCAACGGCAATATCGCCGGCTTGAGCCTGGCGGGCGGCGGCGCGACGAGCGCCTTCACCATCGTGGCCAGTTCGCTGATCTTCGCGGACTCGGCGGGCAGTCTCTACAGCCCGTTCTATGTGTCGGGCGGCGTCGTCTACGCCGACAGCATCGTGGTCAGCCAGCTCCGCGCCGGCGTGGTCACGACCGATAATCTCGTCGGGGGCGCGGTCACCCAGATCGTGACCTATTTCAACAATGACTCGGTGGCCTACGGAACGACCTCGCAGTGGATCGCGGGCGGCACGATCACGACCTCCGGCGGCCGGGTGCAAGTGATCTTCAATGCTGGCGGAAACTTCTCCAGCGGCAATTCGACGATCA